CCTGAATTATACCACCCTAATATCGAGGTGTACGGTTCTAGTACCCTGTAGATTTGTCCATGCACTTTCTGCGTATTCTACTGCCTTTAATGTAATTACTAAATTTATAAATTCTGTTTCTGGGTCTGGAACTACCTGTATAGAGTATATGGTTGTAGATAGTGGGTTATCGTTTTCTATGCTATAAACTATGTTAAAGTTTTCTGGTTCTGGAATAGATCCAATTAGTGAAAGTGGCAAGATATCAGTTACGTTAATTGTTTTTACTGCAACTCCGTCAACAAAAGATACTGGATAGTTTTTTCTTAATTCGTTTGGAAATATTTTAAATACCTTAACCCATGTACCTCCTAGAACTGGAACAGATACATATTGATAAACTGTTAAGTATTCGCTGTCCAGTGGATTTAGATTAAAAAATAAATCATATGGAAGAGGTGTTCCATCAAAAACTTCTGATGGCTTTCCCATATCTAAAAATATTTGACTACCTCTTTGACCTTTAGCACCGATGTCTAAATCTACTTCTATTTTAGTAGGTGGTCCAACTACTAGGACATCATCTGTTGAAAGTAATACGTCTGTTGTCATGATGGCAACGTTACCTGCTCAGTTAATGAAACTGTTCCAGTTAAAATAGTATAAACGTATGGATATGGCGTTCCTGCTTTTTTAATTTCAACATCATAAAAATATGTTTTAGTTGAATCTAGTTGTGCTCCTACTGCTGGAGTAATTGCACACTTTACATAGTTGGGGAACTCTTCAGTTCCAGAGATGCTTGGGATTTCTGCATAACATTCAACATTTGTTGATGACCCTCTTGTTTCAGCAATGTAAAACTTTACAGTATAGTCAGTTAAATCCATTGCAGATCCGCCTGCTAATTTAGGGTATACGTTAAATTCGTAGGTATCACCCTTGTAGTAGTTAATATTTAATTCGCCTGGAAATGCCATGAGTCCTCCTCGTAAATTATATCACAGATACATATATTGAATTCATTAAAACTGAGGAGTCGTAGTCTGCTCTAATTTGCGGTACCGCTCCAGAAGACCACATAGAATCATCCTCAATAAAGAAATGCTGTGTAACATACATATTGTAGACATACTGATATTTTAGTGATGCTACATACTGTGAAATTTCGGTGGTAGATTTAGGAAAAAGCGTTCTAATCCAAACCTCTGTATTATTACTATAAGTAGTAAGTTCAAAGTTGTATGTTACAAATACTTGGGATCCTACTTTAAGCCCGTGAAAATTAAGCATTCTTTGATGCTCATTCCAAAGACTGGTGCATCCTTGTGGTAGATATTTTTCGTTTGTATTGCTACCTTTTGAATCTACCCATACACTAACCCATCCATCTTCACCTTGACTTGCACCTAATCTTATTTCATTTCTATTTTTATTAAAGTATGCTCCCCATCCCGCCTGTTGTCCAGACGAAGATAAAGAACTCTCACCGTCTTTTCCAGGAGTGCCTCTCTCGCCCTTTGGACCCTTCTCTCCGTCCTTACCAGCAGGTCCTTGAGGTCCAGGTATACCCGCAGGTCCTTGAGGCCCCATTGGGCCAGGGACAGGAACATAATTGATTAATACATCAGTATTAGTATTTTGAGTTTCTACAACTTGTGCAGCATAACTTGATTTTTTACTTGATGGAAAATCCATGGACTTTGACATTGCCATGTTTTATTTCCTACCAGTTTCCGCTATTCCAGTTCGTTCTTTTCCAAATAATTCCAGATCCATTAATATAATCTGAAACACAAATATATAAATGATCATCATCAAAAGATATATCTCCAACTTTATCTCCTGGAGATCCATGATGACTTGGTGGAAGTGCTGAAACACTTAATCCACCAGATGGTCCTTGTGGACCTGTTGCACCAGTTGCACCTGCAGGTCCTGTTTCTCCCTGCTCACCTTTTTGTCCCTCTGCGCCTGGCATAGGAACAATCTTAATTACTGCCATTATAAAGTACCTCCTGGTGTAACATCACCTAATACATAAATAGTTCCAATAACTGGAGTCCACACTGTGTCTTCAATTTCATTTGGAATAATAACTTGTAAATCAAAAGGAAGTTCTGCAACATTTGCTGCATACTTCAATCCCCAATTTTTAGTTACTGAGGGATAAGCAGTAATATCAACATAACCAGGTTCTGATGCACAATCGAGGGCATCTAGTAAATCTCCAGATTGGTCATATGCTGTTGCTCTATAAATCCATCCCTCAGTATCGTAGTAAGTAACTTCGTCATCTTCATAAAATTCTACTCGTAATGTTGCTGTATCTCCACGTACGACTCGCCATTGTATATTTGCTGGATCAGCACCAAATTTTTCGGGAGCACAGAGATTTGCCATAATAGAAAGATTATACCATGAAATATGGACTTGCCCTATGATCGGTGGGTATGAGAGACAGACCAAAGGGCAAGCATTAAAAGTATATCATAACAGTATAAAACGGACATATGTGTTTGCAGTAAAAAATTACTTATGGTATAGTGTTTAAATGGGTTTGTAGGGGCTTTGCACTGAGAGATATGCAACGCTCCCTTTCTCACCATTAGATTGTAGTATAAAAATCTATGGGGGGAGGGGGGGCTTTCCCTAAGAGATAAACTCTTATATATAATATATATTACTTACTAGAATTTTCAATATGTCTGAGTAAAAGGTCAAACATTTTATCAATCTTGTTGTGGAGGTTTTTTCTGTCTTCTTCTGCTTCTTTTGATTTTTCTTCTAATCTATTAATTTGATCCTTCAAACTTGATCCTCCGTTAGGCTTTAATTCTGCTTTCATTTCGGCAAAGTAATTTTTTACAAGCCACTTGATTGAAACTACTGCAAATGATACAATAGTACAAATTGAAACAATTAGCGCTGTCCATGATTCTACTGACATGATAAGCATAATTATAACAGGAGTTTTTACAAAATGAAATCTGAAATACTGCAAACGATTGAACATTCTGCAAAACTAATAATATCCCCAGATATGGATGGTTTTGTTTCAGCGCAGTTATTAAATAGATATAACGGGTCTAAGGTCGTCGGCACATACGACAAGAATGTTCTTTGCCTTTCGCCAGGAATTAGTCCTAGAGATTGTTTGTTCGTCGATTGCGATATGAATCACCCAGATTATGTTTCAATCGGCAATCATATGCGTTTGCAAAATGATAATATGTCGGCAAAAAGTTTTAACCCCAATATTCATTTCGGCATAACTAAGTACAGCGACAAGTTTCCATTCGCAACCGCTTATTTAATTGCGTTCGCAACAGGAATTAAAACATCAGCGACAGAGATGATACGCATGGCCTACGCTGACTCAACCCTACGCAATATGGATTCTTACAGCGACAACATGCGAACATGGTCTGATAGGATGATTTGCCCTGCAGTGGAATATGTTATTTATGAAACCGAATATGCCAAGCAAATCGACGACGGGATCCGAATAAAGTATCCAAACCAATCATTTTCGTCCAAGAGATATGGCAAGGAGCGGTATATACAAACCCTTAATGAGGCTTTCGTCCAAGAGAAGGTTTCACATGAAACATTGAATAGGGGATATAAATATAAAACCGATAAAGTAGGTTTGACAACCGTAAATAAATATATGTGTGATATTTTTTCATATGCTGAAGTATTTGGTGGAGAGTATTCTGTTACTTACTATGATCAGATGGATTGGTAATTAGGTTCTTTTTTATTTCAGCAAGAATCAATTCTTGTCTTTTTGTACCCTCGGCTAATTGGTATCTTTTTTCTAATGTTAGTCCTTCTTGCTGTATAGATCTAAATGATTGAGCAAGTTCTCGTATTTCATTTGTCATCATAAATTTTTGAAAAACTATTTTATTAGTTGTTAGCGCTTGAGCATAAAATAGTCCATCATCTTTATTTATTTTAAATGTTGTAGAACTTAATGGAACAAACCAATTTAAAAGTCCAGGTCTATACCATCTGCCAATATCAAATTCTCCGCTAGTAAACATTGCTCCATCTGAAGGATATGATGGTGGATAACTTGGAGATGAAATTCTTATTGTTAATGGCTTATCGGCAAACATTACAAAATTAGCATTGTATACAAGATCTATGTATCCGTCTATAGCGCTTTTACGAACTTGGCTTATTTCTATTGTATTTCCAAAAGAGTCTAGTGGCCCTATTTTGTTATTAACTACCTCCTTCAAATACCCGTCTGGCCAAACACAGGTATCGTCTATATTGGATCTAAATACAAATAGATTTTTAAAAAATCCTCTAGCAGCAGGACAGCCAAAAATACTATCTTTATCTTCCGATATATTATTTTTTAAGAAATAATTTATAACTGGCTCTGGATCCTTTAAAACCCATTGATCTGGTGGAGATGGATTTCTTAACGAAGACGACCAGTAGATAGTAGTTATTTCTTTCATTTGTTCAGTATAGCATGTTAGGGTGTTTTGTGATAGAATGTAATGGTGGGTGATGATGTTAAGTTTTCAGATCTTTTTGATCCTTCGCAGCCAAGAAGTGATAAGGATTTAATTGAGTCCCGCCTCGAAATATGCAATACCTGCGAATGGTTTAACAAGCGTATGGTAAAATGTAAAAAGTGTGGTTGTTTTATGAAACTTAAGACAACACTTAGACAGGCTAAATGCCCGATAGGAAAATGGTGAAAGATGAATAAGGAAGAAGTAGTAAAGTTAATGCTAGAAAGCATGAATGCTGATAACAGAGATCTTTGTGGCAAGATGGGTATGAGTGAAGAAGATACCGAAAAGCAGATTTCACAAAGTCAGCCAACATTGGTTTTCATGTTTGGAAATATATACGAAAAACTAAAGAGTAATAACGTTATCTCTTAATTATAAATTAAGATTCTTGTACGTTAACTTCAGGAGTGTTGTCTTCAACATCCATAGGCACTGACCTATGAGGGTTTTCGCATGTACAGGCATCGCAGCATTTAACTGGTGCGTTATCAAGGTTTTCTGTCATGGCGTTATTGTATCACGGTTTTCGGCTTGGCAAGAGCAGTTTGTACAGCACTGATCCCGAAACATTTTTAGTGCCAAACCATCATTTACTGGCCTACCAAGATCTTCCCAAAACTTTTCTCTGCCCATATTGTCATTTTCTGAAATTTTTTGTGATTCTGTCATATTGACCACCATCCTACTTCTTTGTATGCCAAAGGATTGTCCTTTAGCCATTTCTTTCTTAGTTTATTCTCTTTGATCCAGTCAGTTTCATGTGTATCCCGCCCACATTTTGGACACAGGGGCACTCCCATATTTTTATATACATGTTCGCAATACATAAACCCATTATATCAAAAATCTGAATTTTTTGCTAAAGTGTATGATGTGAGAAATAATAATAAAAAGATCAAAAAAATAGTGAGCACTTTTTAGCCCAC